CATACGCTCGCTGCTCGCCGTACTAAATGCAAGATTGTTATCAGCAGGGCGATAGATAGCTGCTGCTGTGCCTGGTGTTGAGATCGACCCGGCAAATTCAATAAAGTTTTCAAAGCGTGCCACACCTGCAACGGTTAACGGCTGTGAAGGAGACGTCGTTCCAATCCCAACATTTCCAGTCGTCAATACATTTTGACTACCAAAATTAGGACTAACCTTCGTTCCAGCAATTGCAGCAGACGCATTAATATCTGCATTGACGATCGTGCCGTCAACAATCATCGCGCTAGTAACGCTATTTGCTTCACCCGCAGTTAATACGGTGTTGCCGTTTACAGAGACGACGCCCGAGCTGCTAATAACAAGACGCTGCGTTCCACCAGTCGCAAAACTCAGCTCATCTGCACCGCTTCTATAAATACCAGTATTGCTATCAGAATTAAAGGCAAATGCAGGTGCAGCAGCACTCCCATCCCCTGCATTCTCCAATAAATCCGCAATCGTCACCTTCTTGGTAACGTCGTTCACCAAATCGACAATCGGCAAAATATCTGAGCTGGACGGATCGACGTATGCCGTCAGGTCCGAAATCTTGACGTTTGCCATGACTGTCGATGCTTTAGCTTAATTTTAAGACCAAGTGCCAATCGCAACTCGTTTCCAAGTGTTCGTGGCAGTGCAAACGTAAATATAGTCTGCATCCCATGCAATTTCGCCTGCCGTTCCAGCAGCCGTTGCTGATGCAGGAGTATGGGTTGGCAAAATAGGCCGTGAACCTAACGTCACATTCGCGGCACTGATCGCCGCCATGCTCGTTAACGTCCCAGCAGCCTGGACCTGCAGATCGATCTTGCCGTCTTCTGTCGTATCAACTGGGTCAACAATTGACGCCTCAATCTTGGCAAACTGAATTTGCTCAGGCGTTCCAGCACCGTTATTGCCCTGGAAGATCAGAGCACTCAGGGCATCAGCCGCTTGACCTACGGCACCATTGCGGTGGTGATACAACGTAATATCACCAGCACTAACAGCAACGTTTTCCTTTGACTCAAGGAATAACGCTGTGTTCTCAACTGATTCCGTGATGTGGAGCGGATGAGCTGGGGCAGCTTCACCGATACCAACCTTGTTGCCAAACAGGCGAATCCGTGTCGCAACAGAACCGCCTGATACGGTCATTAGATCAAGAGTGCCATCCTCTGATCCGCTAGTGGGATCTTGGATTTGAGCAAGGATCTGGGCATACGCCTGAGCGTTGCCTGCACTGTCTTCCCCGCGAAACTCAAGGTTGCCAAGGTTGTCGCTAGCCGCTGGTGACGCAGAGTTGCGATACAACACCACATCAGGTGCAGTATCCAGGCCAGCATCTGTGTTCTCAATAATGACCTGATCGGTCGTATCGGTACTAAACAGATGCAGTTGAGCCGCAGCCGTTCCAGTGCCTAGCTGAAAACCAGTTGTTGTGATTTTGCCAATGTTGGTTGAGTTGGCACTAAACGCCAATTCATTAGCGCCAGAACGATATAGCCCTGTGGCACTGCTATCAGACAAAAATGCAACAGCAGGGCCAGATTCCGTTCCATCAGGCAATGCCTTGTGAAGCGTGCCGAACTCAATCTTCTTGTTTTTATCAACGTTTGCAGCTTCGCTAACGTCAACAATTGGAAAGGTGTCTGCAGTAGCAGGAGCTGTAAGTTCTGTTAGCGCAGAAATTTTGCGATCAGCCATCAGCCAGCCTCCAGGGTTTCAATACGAGCAGTCAAAGCAGCAATCTCAGCGAAAGCCTCTTGCAGCCCTTTCATTAGCAATGGCACCAACAAGTCTTTGCCAACTCCCATATATTCGATATTGCCATCCTCATCAACACTGTCTTCCGTTCCCATTACCGCAGAAGGGACTACGGTTTTCAGCTCTTGAGCAATAAAACCTTCCTCGTAGGTTTCAGTGCTAATCATTCGGAAACGGTGCATCTGAATCTGATTGATTCGAGACTTGGCCTCCGGCATATCAGTAATGTTGTCTTTCAACCGACGGTCTGACGCGTCAATTAAAGAAACGTCTGTTGCACTAACAATCCCAATCCGTCCGGCTTGTGTGCCGTTTGAACGAAACTCAACACACGAACCAAACTGCGTACCACCCGACCCAACTCTGTTAAATACGCCAGCAAAGGCATTGTTCATCGTGACGCGAATGCGCCCACGTTTTTGAATGATTAATCCTTCCTGTGTCGTATTGCTTGTGGCAGTGGGGTTGGTTTGCATCCCCCAGTACAACGAGGGGCCATCCTGATCAGTAGCGCCTGTGTCTTTGCCAATCGTGAAAAGCGTATGGTCAGCGCCTTCAAACTGAGTGACAAAACCAACAACGCCAGCTGCAGGACGGTAAAAACCGTAATCAGGACCGTCAGTGGCAAACGTTAATGATGGATCAGCCTCGCTACCAGCCGGAAAAACAATTGCTCCGCTCGTTGTGGAGCGAAGAGTGATCCATGCGCTATTCGCTCCATTTCGTAGCTTCAGTTCATTAGCTGTAGTGTCAGCCCAAAACTGATACGCATACTTTGTAGAAGGCTCAGTCGAGCCACTATGATTCGTCCACAACGCGCCAAGCTGTGTATTGATGTCGCTACGAACAGCGGCTCCACTACCGTTCGCAACATTGCCGTCAGCTTGAGCCATGATTAATTCAGCTAAGGAGTCGTTGGCTGTAGTGTGCCATATCCAACAGCAGTATATCTAAAGCTACGGCTAACGACCTCATCACCATCAAATGAGGTTTTAAACGTGATGCTAAAGCCAGTGGCTGTCGCCTCAGACATTTCGTAGTAATCACCGCTTTGTAGATCGTAAGCAATAATTGAAACAGCAACTTTGGTGTCATCGTCGGTATAAAAAGGATATTCAAAGGTCACATTCTTTGTTGCTTCGCCAGAATAAATAAGCTCACTATTTTCAGTGCGCCGTTCAAGCTGCATTAAATAACCAAGTTGATCAATTAAAGGTGTTTGATCAGGATGGAACGTTTCTAGTTCGGCTTTAAACTGAAACTGTCTGCCAACGTAATTTCCGTTTTCAAGAGGAATCCACTCTTCAAACTCTAGATTCGAGCTGAGCTTGATTTTGCCGCCATCCTCGAACTGCAGAAAATCACCATCTTCTTGTACCTGGTGGCTTGCAATAGATTCTTGATCTGTTTTACGGAAATAAACGCTTGCACTTGTGTCGTCAGCAATTGCGCCGTCGAAATCAGTCCAGTTGTCTATAAACTCAATCCGATCGTCAATTAAATCACTTGTATAAATACCACGCATCAAGAGTCTTCTCTTGAGCAAAATACTGTACTTCGCGCCTAGATCTAAAATTTTTCCAAAATGATAAGTGCCTGCAGTGCCCTGCGTTCCAGTAAAATCAACAGTCGTTAAATCGTCAAAGGTATTGGCAATATTGTCCAGCAACGCATCTCCGTCAAGGACTAGGCCATCCAAGTTGTCGTTATAAAAAACACCATCTTTTTGCCCCTCAAACTCAAACGGGTCTTGATGCTCACGCGCAACTTCTAAATTAAACCTTGGTATCGCATCGGGCAGGTCAATAATTGCGCTGACTGCATTTTCGCTTCTCGCACCAGTCTTAGTCTCGAATTTGACAAGATATTCACCTTCAATCAAAGGCAAACTTACATAACCTGTTCTTGCTTCAACGCGACGAAGTAATGAGCTGTCCGCCCAAGCCCCCGTGCCATCTGTTTTGTCTGAATGACGGATAATTGCAATTAGGTTTAATATGTTGCTGCCAGTCGCAGGTATGATCCAGCGAAGAATAACTTGATCTTTGCCGACAGCTTCAATAGTTACGTCTTGAGCGTCAGGCGGTAACGTTTGATTTGTCCCGCCGTTAACAGTTGTCGTAACGTCGGACGCACCAACAGTGACGCTTAAAGTTGAGAACTCCGACTCTTTATTGTTTGGTGCTGGGCCAATTGATTTAACTTGACCAAAGAAAGCCGCCCCAACAGGTAAGCCGTCAATGTTGATATACGTGTTTGTTGTTTCTGTCTCAATATCGTTGCCACTTCCAACTCTGTATCGCACTTTGAATTTGACAGCAGTTGAAATTAAGCCTCTGCTCCAGGAGAAAACAGTTCTATTAACTGTATTGTCGTTTTGACTAATTTCAGCAAACGTAATTTGCAAATCTTCTGGTGGCTCAGGCTTTTCGTCAAACAGCGAAATATCAGCAAAATCAAGCCGTGAATCCTTGCCCTCTACAACGTTGTAGACGTTATCTACATGCTGAACGCCAGTAATTAAATAAATACCATTCTCCCCTTCTCCTACTGAAAGACAGCGGAACTTTTGATTCTCAACACTGCTATTTGTAATTGTGTAGACAGCATCATCAGCCGGTACCTGGGAAAAGTTGCTAGAAACATTAATCCGACTTCCAAGAACGCTGCTGATTGCTTTTGCCTCAACCGTTCCATCAGCCAGCACAACAGTCACTACGTTGTTACTTCCGCCAGGCAACGCAATCGTTTGATCGCCAATAATATGATCAAGCTCTGCAGCAGAAACACGGCCTGCTAATCGAGCGCCTTGACGCATTGCGTCCGACACCGCAAAAATCTGTCCAGGCAATACAGCAAGACCCTCTAAACCAACAGAGAACGAAACAACGTTGCCTTCAGTTTCTTCTGAAGCAAGAATCCACCGTCCCATGCGTTGAGCTTGATGCTTTGACGTGCAGCCAAACGCGACTACATCACGCTCCTGCACCCCATATTTGGCAATCAAGCTTTGATTTTCGATAATTACAGAATTTGGCTTGTAGAAGTTATCTGGATCGTTATACCTAACAGTTACACGCGAGCTACGTGTTTTAAGGGACGATCCGCTGTATTCAAACCCGCCGCCAACAACACTTGAATTGTTAAAAACATGAATAGGGTCAAGAGCACTGCCGTCAATATTTCCATGGTCTGCCGCAACTTGTACGGTGTCAGCTTTCCAGTAGACCATCCCGCGAAATACACTCGCAAGATCTTGTAAGACGCTATACGCATCAGCCCGTGAACCAATCACAGTGTTAATTGCAAACCTTGGCTCTTGCCCTTCACCAGGATTAAAAGGATCTTTAGGGATCAGCTCATTGCAATACTTGGACAGCTCAATTAAATCAATCCAACTGACATTGTTGGCATCAATAAAGTCTCCCGCTCCATAGCGAGAGTTCGTAAGCATGTCGTAGAAACAGCAGACAGGGCATGTTGTCCAATGCAACCCGTCTCGCAACTGACCGTCGAAGGGGATGCTGTTGTCGTAATTTAAGCTTCCATCTGAACGAGGTGTGGCGTTGCTTGGAATTTTAATTTTTAAGCCACGTACTTGATATGCACGCTTAGGCAACGTGTTAAAAAGCTCTGCATCAATACTTGAAGCGATACAGGCTGTGTTTGCATAATTTACCTTAACATTTTTAATCTCAATAATTGAGTTCCAGATTAAAGTGTCAGCACGAGTGTTTGCAAGAGGAGTCTTTTCTGAAATGTCCTCAAAGTCTTCTTTTTGGACTTCAAACGCACTTTCTTTTGGCCTGAAAGATTTCTTTCTTACCCTGATGTTCCAAGGCCCTTCGCCGTTTAACTTAATCTCGCTAGTTTTTACCTGATAGTTTGACGTGGAAATTCCTTTTATTATATTGTTGCCGGTTTCAACCCCGTCAGCATCTAATAAATCAACTGGCTCATATCCTCTACCTTTTGCTTGGATCGCAACTTGAAATTTTATTTGTGCAAAAAATAGCTGACCCTTTGCAAGCCCTTCCATCCCTTGGCAATACAGCTTGGGCACTGTAAATACCAGCTGCACAGAGTCTACTTCTGTATCTGTAATCGTACGAACAACATCGCCTTCCCCGTAATCTCTTTTCTTAACTTGATTGTTTACATTTAAGACTTCGCTGTAGTTTGCGCCAACTTGAACTCCAACATCAACTAAGGATGAAACGTTATCCTTGAACGCAGTTTGATCACCAAAAGGCAATTGCTTAGGCGTTCCAAGGCGCATCGCAAAGTCGTACGTTCCCTGGTTTTTGCTTGGGACTCGCGTTTCGTCTAAAAATATGCTTTGCCGGTTTTGTGTCGCAAGACCTTCGATGGGTCCTTCGCTGATCAGGTCAACGACGTGAAGATTGGTTGTAGAGTTAAGAGCCATTTTTAAAGAAGGTCGTAGCCGTAGCCGATAACAGCAAAAGTCGTCCGGTCGATTGCTTCAGCGTCAATAATTTCAACGTCTACGGTAATCCCCCTGACACTGCTATTTTTTACCTTTGGTAATTCTAAACGTTGACCGTAAACTAAACTTTGATTTGGGTTAAAAAGCCCTTGCACAGTTGTGCGGGCTGTTGCGGCAAGTGCATCTGCACCGCTTCGCCTCAAAGTTAACCTAACCTCGTATGTAATAAAGCCAGGTATTTTTGTAGAACTTGGGCCTGATACGTTGTCGGACAAACCGTTTTCAAGCTTGAAAATAACGTCAACTCTTTCACGCTTGTTATCGCCTTTGTTATACCTTAAATCAGTGTCACTGCCTGTTGTAATTATTTTTCCAACACTCAACGACCTGCCTTCACCTGGGCCAAAGCCTTGATCGATTCTTATTTTCTTGTCCCTATCGTTGGTTTTTATATCAAAACGGCTTGGTAATCGCCTTACTTTTAAACCACCAGCAGATTTAATGTCTCTAGTAATTCGCTCGCTATTGATAGTCGTCTCACGCACGTCTGGACGAGTAATTGCTTTTGCTAAACGGTCTGATTCGTCAGTCACTTCAAGGTTTACCGCTAACAAGTGCCCACCAGTAATGACTTCTCCATAAATTACAGGCACAGTTGCACCCGTTCCAACAGTATTTGCAGGCCCTGTAAACCCATAAGATTGCTGGCCATCCGCACCACGAGTTACGCCTTGTGGCCCGGTGCCTCTGGCATTTGTGCCACCATCAAAACGATTAGAACCAAGCTTTGGTATTTCTGGTTGCGGTGAAAGCATGTTTGCTACACCGCTAAGAATCAAACTTGCACCAACAGCACTTAATGCTGTGCCAATTGTCGTTGCAGTCAGGACAGCAGTAGTAGAAATGCCAGCTACACCAGCGGCTCCAGCGCCGAAAGCCCCCACCGTTCCAAACAACCCAGCGCCAGGCAGCAGAAACGAAGCAGCAACCAGGCCAACGCCAATCAAAATCTGACCTGTTGAACCGCCACTGCCGCTAATAACCGGCACAAGCATCATCGGCTTGCTACCAAACGGCAAATGCAATTCGTCATATCCCATTGCCGCACCAGACTGGATCAGCTTGTAGCCAACCCCATTTTCGTGCGCTGTTGCTAGATCACGCTGGAAGCCAGGATGATTCACGCAAAGCAGTTTTATCGCGTCTGCTGGTGTCCTTAAGTTGTAATACTCGTGTTGTGTGCCGTATTTTTCGCCCAGCTCACCGGCTAACATCACCAGTTGCATAGCGATAGACGGCGGCAACGCTCTGCCTATAGTACCGCCCAAATGGTTCCACCGCACTGATGCTGTTCATGCGCTGGTGCAAAATTCGATCGCCAGCTAGATAAATTGCTGCGTGCATTGGCGTCCTAGTGCCTAGTCGCATAATCAATACATCGCCCTCTTCTCGATCGTCAAAATCTACAAGCACAAAACCAAGCGTCTTGGCGTGACGAAAAAAAATGCTATCGGTAGACTCTAAATTTTCTGGTCTTTCAAAGTCAGGAAAGTCAATGCCACGCAACCCATAGTAATCACGCAGCAAGCTATAGCAATCCTGCGTCCCATACACAAATTCCCTACCTATCAAGGGTAAATAGTTGACCATAAATTGTCTGGCACGGAATACACGTACCAAGGCAGTTTACTTTGCTTACATGCCTTGCGATCACACTCGCTTGGTGGCGTGCCCTCTGGATGAGAATGCACAATCGCTTCAATCGTTCCAGCAAACATGGCCTTGGCATAATCGTGCGGGTCAAGCACAAAATGTTTTTGTGGAGCGTCAGCAATGTTCTTGCACGGCCAATACGCCCCATCAACAACTAACCCAACAGCTTCACGCGGCATTTCAGCCTGTGCATGTTTTATCGCATCAAGCCTGAAGTCTTGCTCCAACAAAACCTCCAAACGGAATTGCCTCAGCACCGTCACCTTTATCGTCTGGGAACCTTGCCCTGCAACTGCTTAAGCGTTTACCGCAAACGTCATTTGCTTCAAACGTTGGGTCATCATGTACGTCAAAAAAGTTAGACCCGTTGTAACCGCACTCTGTGCCTCTGTACTTCCAGGGGCAGAACTCATTGACAACACGCCTTGGCAATTGAAGGTTTATTAAATCAAGCCTTGATGTCAGCTCAAATTCAACAAACTGCAAGTTTTCTGAAGCGACCCGATCGATGTACCACGTCTCAACAGATTTTGCGTCTGAATCAGCAGTATCGTTGCCGCTTACACCAATAATAAAATTAGCGTTCTGCTGAGTCACGAGCAAATCATCATCTTCCGTCAAAATTAACTGCGGGCCAAAATTGACAGGGTCAAGAAATTTTTTAAATGTACGAATCCGCCTGACTTCTGCCTTTAAGGGATTGACCGTAAGGAGAAGTGCGCTGATTCCATTGTTTACGTTTGCAACTTTTAAGGTTGGCCTTGGCAACGTTCCTTTGGCTGAAAACGCAAAACCATCAACCTCAACAGGAGCTGCAGGGTAAGTTTTCCCATCAAATACAACATTCTCAACTAAATTATTTGTTCCGGCGTGATAGTACAGAACACTGTCTGATCCGTTAACCGCCGATGTCAAGTGAATTTGAAACAGATCAATGACAGCAGTTGGCGCCAGCTTTTGAAGCTGGTCGGAAAGAGGCTCAAACGCCTCCCACGTAACTTCGTTGTCGACAACAGTATGAGTAATCTGTCGCGGAAAGACTGGCTCGCTTTCGTCAGACGTGCCAGCAACAATGCACTTAAACGCAAGCGTTAGGTTTTGCGAGACAGACGCACGAACAACGTCGTTGACTAAATAGCTTTTATTAGCCTCCCAGGCATGGTCAGAGATTGGGTAGCTCATTACGCCTCAAACACTTGGACAAAAGTAGCCGTTATGTTAAAAAGATTTGAATATGGCATTGTCTTAGTCCAGTTTGCACAAACCCATT